CCTTACTATGTGAAGGAGGAGAAGTTCAGCCAGCATGTGGGCATCACGGTCAAGGACTGGCGCTTCAACGGCCGGCTCTGCAACATCGACGTCTCCGACGTGATCGCCGGCACCGTCGCGCTCAACCCGCTGCTGCGCAAGGTCTATTACCGCCTGCACGGCCGCCGTTCCTACAAGATGGAGCGCGAAGGCCAGGTCAGCCCCGGTCGCACTGCCATCTACATGAACAAGACCATGATGGAGGCGCTGGACGCGGAAGGCACCAATGCGCGGCCGGGCACCGACAATTTCGTGCGCCTCAAGCCCATGGAGCTGCAGGGAGAGGAAGTCCAGTCGTGGCGCGGCATGCCGATCCGCGAGACGGACGCTCTCCTCAACACCGAATCGCTGGTCTCGTAACCGGCCCCGCAAAGGAGAAAGCACATGATCTTCGATAACACGCTGCTCTTCAGCGATGGCCAGGCGATCACGGGCGATGCCCGTTCGACCAATACCGTCGACCTGGGAGCTAACGGCACGCCCTATGGCGACACGCGCAAGCTGATCCGCGATATCGGCAAGGGCTCGCCCAAGGTGCCGCTGTCCATCTCGGTCACGGAGACGTTCAACAACCTGACGTCGCTCGAGATCCTGCTGCAGGTGGACGACAACAGCGGCTCGGCCTCGCCCAAGACGGTCGCCCGCTCCGGCATCCTGGCGCTCGCCGACCTCGTCGCTGGCAAGCAGATCGACTTCCCCGACTACATCCCCCAGGGCGCCAACGAACAGTATCTCAGCCTGTTCTACGACGTCACGGGCGCGAACCCGACCACCGGCAAGATCACCGCCGGCGTCGTGGCCGATCGTCAGACCAACTTCATCGGAGGCCAGTAATGGGCGAAATCAAAACCTATCGCGCGCGCGAAGCGGGCTATGTCGACGATCGCTTCGTCGAGGAAGGCGAGACCTTCACTACCGCTTCCCCCAAGGGCAAGTGGATGGCGCTGCTCGACAAGGACGGGAACGAACTGCCCGATCCGGAGCCGGAGAAGAAGCCGGATACCAGCGCCGAGGCGATCGAGGCCGTCCGCCGCGAGGTGACGGAGAAGGCGCAGGTCGTGTTCGACCAGATGCGGTCCGATTTCGAGGACAAGCTCAAGGCCGAGACCAGCCGCGCGGACAATGCTGAGAAGCTGCTGGGCGAGGCGCGCGCTGACTTCGAGAAGCAGCTCGCCGAAGCGGACACCGCCACCGACAAGGCCGCGGCTCGAGCCGATGCGGCCGAGAAGGAGCGCGACGCGCTGAAGGCCGAGCTTGAGAAGCACAAGGCCTCGCCCGCGAAGAAGTAACGGGGGTGGCGGGGGGCCTAGTGCTCCCCGCCATATTACCTGCCCTGCATAGGAGCTTCCGATGAAGAAGATCGCCGCGCTCGTCGCGCTATTTTTTTGGCCTGCGCTTGCTCTCGCGCAGACCTACAGCATGGGTGCGCCGGTTTCCGAGCAGAATCCACAGCCGAGCAAGTCGATGTGCTGGAACGGGTCCGCCTACGCTCCGTGCGGATCGTCGACACCCCTCGTCACGGCTGGAAAGCAGGAAAGCGTCAGCCTTGCCGCAGCCAACACGGCCGCTTCTCCGGCAACCGTCTATGGCGGCAGTTACGTTTTCAGCCAGGCCTGCACCGGCTACAACAGCGGATCGCTTGTCCTGCAATATCTGGGACCGGACGGTGCGAGCTGGATCACGATGTCGTCCAAGACCGCAAGCGACAGTTCCGGCGGTACGTTGATTTCGCTTGGATCGAGCGCGGTTGTGAGGGTGACGCTTCCCAGCGGATCGACCGCCTGCAATGCCACTCTGGCGCGGGTGCCATGACCATGATCCGCCTGATTGCATATCTGGCGCTTGCCAGCCTGCTCCCCATTCCCGCTGTTGCGCAGGTTATCGGTGTATCGCCCTCTATCTATGCCGGTGCGCCCGCGCTGCCAACGCTGCCGCTGACGTCGACGCCAATTCCGTCGCTGCCTTTGGCGAATGGGGCGAAGATCATAGCATTCGGTGACAGCCATGCGGGGTTCAACGGCTCCTATACCGATGGAGCGACGCCGCAGATTCGGTCGACCGAAAAGGGGCTTATCGAAGGCGCGTGGCAGATCGACCCGCGCTTCACCTTCGACCAGTTCTACGACCCCGGCCTGGCGTGGGGCAGCGTGTCGGACGTTGGGCCTTGGGGCGGCGCCAATCAGGGTTTCCCCGGCGACCATATGAAGGTGGACGGCGTGCGCCCCGGCATAGTGCAGAGGCTTGCCTACACGCTGTCCCGCCAGCCCGCCATTCTCTGGGTGTCTGCCGGAACCAACTCGATCGCCACCGGCGATGACGGCAGCGGGCGAGGATCGTCAGCCGAGTATATCCAGCAGCAGCTGGATTATATCGTGACCCAGGCGACCGCCCGAGGTGTTTGGGTGATCCTGCCCACCTATTATCCGCGAGACGACAGTTTTTTCAGCGCTTCCAAGTCCTTGGTCGCGCAAAGCGTGAATGAGTGGATCAGAGCGCAGACCGGGCGGCCCGGCGTCATGGTCTATGATCCCTATGATGCGCTGCTAGCGCCCGGCTCCACCTATCAGCCCAATCCCGCCTATTTTCTCGACAAGGTGCATTTGAACGCCGCCGGAGTGTCGATGCTGGCGCGAAACTATCTGGTGCCGTTGCTCCAGACCATGATCGCCAGCGGATCGACGTTCGACCAGAACGCGGCAACGTCCAATATCTACGCTTCCTCCATCTACGGCATGACCGGAACGACCGGAACGAAAGTGGGGGCGCAAACCACGGGATCGGTAGCGACGGGCTATAGCCTGCGAATGCTGCGCATCGGCGCGGGCGCGACGCAGGTCGCCAGCAAGGATACTTCCAACGGAACATTCAACAAGCAGGTCATCACGATCACGAACCCGGCCACGCCGGGCGCGAATTGGGATCAGAGCCAGCTCACGTTCAGCGATCAGGCAATTTCAACCGCGACCGTTCCCGCTGGCAGCTGGGTTCGTGCCTATATCCTGGTTGAAACGGACGCCGATCAACCAACCCCTTCGATCAGCTGGCAGCTCACGATCAAGAATTCGGGTGGCAGTCAGCGGCTCAACGTTTTTGCGGGCTGGATCGACAGCAATCAGTATAACAGCGCGGTCGCGCAACCTGTCGGCCGTGGTGCCTACTGGCTTCGGACGCCGGTTTTCCAGATGCCGGCGGACGGCGACTATTCGGCAATAGGGGCCGTGCTTTCGCTCAGCTGGCGCGAAAACTTCGTGCCGGCGAGCCAGGTCATGACGGTCAAGGTTTCAAAGCCGATCATCCGTCTGTCGTCCGATCCTCGCCCCGCGCTCAATCTTCCATGACTATCGCGACAATGCAGCAGGAGCCGCCCAATGCCCTGGCCCATATATAGGTTGAAGGACTGGAAGCCCCAACGGGGCTATCCGCGCGTGGTCACGTCCACCGGCGAGCATCTGGTCCACAACGCCCAATGCGCGCCCGATCCGCAACCGGGTAAGCCGCAGATGTGGAACGCGAGGAACGATTGGGCGCTGTCGGAGGGGCCGGGAGGATCGACCCGTTTCGAGGTCCGCGCAGGCGACCGGCAATGGTTCGACCGCAAGCAGGCCAAGGAGCGGTCCGAGCTACAGTTGCTCAAGGACTTCCCCTACCGCAAGACCATGCGGGCGACAGGCTTTCTCACCATCGAACCCGGCCCGGCATCCACGGCAAAGTGGCTGAACCTGTTTCAGACCCACGACAAGGAGCCGGGCGCACCAACCGACCCTGCGCAGTTTCCTCCCATCGCACTGGAGATCGAGCGCGGATGCTTCCGCGGCGTCGTCCGCTGGCAGAAGGACGGCAAGCTGGTCGAGGACAAGACCAGCTCAGCCCTGATCCCGGTCGAGCATGGCAAGCGCTACAAGGTCGAGATCAGCTGCCACGCATGCAATGACGAGCGCGGGCGAGTGCTGATGACGATCGATGGCAAGACCCTACTCGACTATCGCGGGCCATGCGGGTTTCGGACGTCCGGCCTGCTCTATGCCCAATATGGCATCTACCGAGACGCCGCGCCGGAAACGTTCGCCGCCCAGTGGCAGAACCTGTCGGTGCGATAAGTGGCCTGGTCCGCCAATCGGGGAAGGTAATTTCCCAGAGCCAGAGGGCGGTCCCGCTGCAGCGCGATTGGGTGGTCAATCCGGATTGCGCCGACCGTCGGGAGGGCAATCCAGCAGAACCCGCCCTTTTTCATCCTCGATGGCGATACGCTCCTTGCTGAAATCCTCTTTGCTCCAGTAGACCTTGCCTCCCCGTGTGGCGATTAGCGCAAAGCGGACGCCGGCACAGAACGCTTCTGGGTTCTCTGGAGGGTGCCACGTAAGCAGCGGAACAGTGATCACGGCTAGAAATTTTCCAGTCAACATTATTCCACTCCATCATTTCGGCAACTGCGAAACGCCTTCATGCTTCCCTGCTCCTGTCGATTCAATCGCGCCCGCCACAGCCCTAGACCCTCACCATGGCGAACAAGGTAGGCATCTGCAACGAGGCGCTTTCGGAGATTGCCGCCGACCCCATCAACTCGATCGAGGAGCAGTCGTCCAGCGCCTTCTACTGCCGCATGCACTATGACAGCGTGATGGAGGAGGTGCTCGGCTGGACCGACTGGGACTGGGTGATCCGGCGCGTCACGCTCGCGGCCCAGCCCAACGATCGCAAGGGCGAGTGGCTGTACCGTTACGCGCGCCCGACCGCCATGGCAGAGGCGCTGCGCGTGCTGCCGCCGGTCGACCAGCAGGTGACGGACCTGCCCGTCGTCGGTCCCTACCCCTTCCCCGCCTGGGACGCGCTCGGCCGTTTGCCCTTCGTCACCGCCGACGGCTCGATCTACACCAATGTCGCCGCCGCCATACTCGAATATCAGGTGAATGCGGTCGACCCGGCGGTGATCGATCGCTTTGCCGCGCGCGCCGCCGCGCTCGAACTCGCCGCCCGCCTCGCCATGCCAATCAAGAAAAGCCGCGATCTCAAGGGCGACCTGATCAAACAGGCGGAGGTCGCAAAGCAGCGCGCAATCGCCGAAAGCGAGAACCGCTCGCCGCGGCGGCAGACGGACTATGTGAGCGAGGTCGAATATGCGCGCATGGGGCTGATGTCCGATGGGCTATAGGCTCGCGCAGGCATCGTTCAGCAAGGGCGAGATCGCACCAGATCTCTATGGCCGGTTCGATGTCGACGCCTATCAGTCGAGCCTGCGCACCGCGCGCAACGTCGTCGTGCTCAAATATGGCGGCGTCACCAAGCGCCCCGGCACGCGGCTGGTCGCCGAAGTCTATGATGCTTCCGAGCCGGTGCGGCTCATCCCTTTCAAATTCTCGATAGAGCAGGCCTATGCGCTCGAGCTCGGCCAGGGATATATTCGCGTCGCGGCCGCAGGCGGACTCGTGCTCAATGAGGAGTTGGCGATCACCGGTATCACCAACGAGGCTCAAGCGCGCATCACTGCCGCCAACCACGGCTATTCTGTCGGGCAGGACGTCTTTCTCTCCGGCATAGAAGGCGATCTCGGCGAGGAACTGAACTTCCGATTCTTCCCTGTCGTGGCCATCGTCGACGACGACAATTTCCGCATTGGGGTCGACACATCTGCCATGCCTGCGTTTACGGGCGCGACAGGTGGTATCACGCGCACCGATCCTCCCGCCCCCGATCCCGTCGATCCACCCGTGCCCGAACCTGTCGAGCCACCCCCGCCGCCTCCAACAGGGGGCGGCGGCCGTCCGCTCGGCCCCCACGAGCAGATACCATAATGGGCGTCTCGCGCGTCTTCCGGGTCGGTTCGCCCTATAACGGCGTCGAGCTCGAGGAGCTCGATTACGAGCAGCAAACCGACACCATGTATCTTGCCCACATCGATCATCCGCTGGGCAAGCTCACCCGCGCCGCGCATGACGCATGGAGCTTCGCCGATGTGTCGCTCGGGCCGAAGCTTTCACCGCCGGCGTCGGTGACTGTCACGCCGCACACGCCCAATACCGACAGCGAGAATGGTGGCGCGGCCTATTTCCCGCAAAACGCGCGCTATGCGGTGACATCTGTCGACGCGGACGGCTTCGAGAGCCGGTGGAACGGCGGCAACATCACCGCCTACAATGATCTCTCGCTCAAGCGTAACTACAATGCGGTGACTTGGTCAGCCGTCCCAGGTGCGGCGAGCTACAAGGTCTACAAGGCCGACAATAGCGCCTTCTATGGCTATGTAGGCAGCACCAACTTCCTCGAATTCATCGACGACAATATCGGCCATGACCTCAGCACCGCTCCTCCTGAAGCCTATAATCCGTTCGAAGGCCCGGGCAATTATCCTTCGACGGTGACGTTCTTCGAGCAGCGCCTCTTCGCCGCCCGGACACGCAACAGCCCGAACGGAATGTGGGGCAGTCGCTCCGCGGAATTCGAGAATTACGACCAGTCGATTCCGCTGCGCGCCGATGACAGCATCGCGCTCGCCGCCAATGCGGGCGAGGTGAACGCGATCAACCAGCTTGTCTCCACGACCAGCCTGCTCGCTCTCACTTCGGACAGCCTGTTCCGGATCGATAGCGGCGCTGACGGCGGATATCTGACAGCCTCACCGTCAGCGACTGTGCGGCGCCAGATCGGCCGCGGCTCCTCGCGCCTCAAGCCGCTCGTGATCGACAATGTCGTCTTCTACGCCCCGTCGGTCGGCTCGGGCGTGCGCTCGCTGAATTACAAATTCGAGGCCGACGGGCTCACCTCCGATGATGTGACGATCTTCTCGCCGCACTTCTTTCAGAATATGCACATCGTGTCCTGGGCCTATGCGCAGGAGCCGCGCTCCGTCGTGTGGGCGGTGCGTTCGGACGGCAAGCTGCTCGCCTTCACCTGGGAGCAGGCGCAGCAGGTGTGGGGCTGGACCCTGTGCGAGACAGACGGATTCGTCCTCTCCTGCTGCTCTGTTCCGGAGGATGGCGAGGATCGCGTTTATCTGGTCGTGCGGCGCATCATCGACGGCGTCGAGCGCACCTTCGTCGAGCGCATGGCAGCGGCGCGATGGGAGGCGGTCGAAGACTGCTGCTTCCTCGATTGCGCCGTCTCCTATGCCTATGAGGAGCCGCGCAGCACCTTCCGCAACCTCTGGCATCTGGAGGGCCGGACCGTCTGGGGCCTGGTCGACGGCTTCGTCGTCAAGGATCTTCTCGTGGAGAATGGGCGCGTCACCCTGCCGCCTTCGGCCGGCGCCGCGCGCAAGGCGACGTTCGGCCTGCCTTATGACGTCGACATTCAGACCATGCCCGTCGTGTTCAATGGCGGATTCGGCTCGAACGCCGCGCGCAAGCAGCAACCGGGCGAGATCGTGCTCCACCTGCGGGAAAGCCGCAACGTTCTTGCGGGCGCAGGGCGCGAGGATGGCGGAAGGCCCGCCCAGCTGTTCGAGATCAAGTCCCGCGGCGACGAGCCCTGGGGGACGGTCGACACGCTCAAGGACGGAAAATATCTGATCGACGCACCCAATGTGGTGAGCAGCCAGACGTCCGCCTACATCCGGCAAACCGATCCTCTCCCCTTCACCCTTTTGGGCGTCTATCTGGACCCGGTCATTGGCTCGTAGCGTCGAGGTCGTACCGGCGCGCGTCACCCATATTGGTCCGATCGCCAGCCGCATGCGCGAGATAGACCGGATCGAATGCGAGGCGATGGGGCATGGGCCGAAACAGGCGATCCGCCAGGGCTTCATGCTCTCCGATCGTTGCTGGACGGCGCTGGTCAACGGCCGGCCCGAAGCGATGTTCGGCTCGGTCACACAGTCGGCGATCGACCGGCGTGCGATCGTCTGGTTTCTCGGTACCGACGAGGTTTATCGCCACGGCCGCATCCTGCGCTCATGGGGGCCGGGGCTGCTGCGGCGTGCCGTCGATTCAAGCTGGTGGTGCGGTAACTTAGTGTCCAGCGCCAACGGCAAGGCCATTCGATTGCTCATGGCATGGGGCTTCACCGTCGAGCGTGAGGAGCAAATGGTGGGCGGCGTTGCGTTTCGACAGTTCTGGATGATCCGCTGATGTGCGATCCTGTGTCGCTCACAATCGCCGGTACCGCCGTGGCTACGATCGGTGCGGGTTACAGCGCGCTCCAAGCCAATGCGCAGTCAAGGTATCAGGCGCGCGTCGCTGATCAAAACGCCAAGCTTTCCGCGGAATCGGCGCGGCAAGAGCAGGACAATACGCGCGAGGCAGCGCTCCAACATTACCGCAAGGTCGCGCAGCTGCAGGGACAGCAACGCGCCGCGATGGCGGCCGGCGGCCTGGACGTGAACTTCGGCAACGCCGCCGATCTTACCGCGGACACAGAGCTGCTCGCGCGCGAGGACGCCAGCCGAATCTACCGCCAAGGCGCGGAGAATGTTCGCGGCTATGATATCGAGGGATCGAACTATCGCGGCCAGGCGCGCGCCTCGCGTCAGGCGGCGAGCGGCGCGATCGTCGGCGGCATTTTCGAGATGGGCAAGACGGCCCTTGGTGGGGCGCAGCAGTACAGCGTACTCAAGCGGCAGGGATTTGCTTAACGTTCTCGCTGCGAGCTGACGGTGTCGAGCTGGCCATCCCCCGGTATGGACTTGCGCCACTTCCCGGCGATCAAGCACATCGCGAAAAATGCCGGAATCATCGCGAGCATTGTTTCGGGCGCTATCGCCTTGGCCCAGAGCATAGTCAGCAACGCAACGACGAACGCTGCGCCGCGCTTGCTATAGAGGTTTGGAACCCACGTTTTGGAAGGTGCCTTCCGCAAGCGGTTAGCGACTGCCGCGATCAGAAAGCCGAGCAAAAAGCTTGGGATAGCTATGATGCTGCTGGCAAGCAGCGCATCGACCGGAGTGTCAATGCCTGTCATATCTCTGATCGGCATCGAATATGCGAGTATGTAAAGCATCGTCGGCCACGTCACGTAGCGCACCTTGCTGTCAGGCCTAAAGCTCACGGTACCCTCGTCGATTCAACCGCGTGAATGCGCCCCATAGGTATCGGGCATCCACACCGGGGGCAATAGATGCCGCGCATTCCACAATATGGCAGTCCCACAGTGGGACCGGTCCAGACTACCAGCGCTCGCTTCCGCGCAGCTGACAATGGAGGAGGCGTCGCGGGCGCCATTGGGCGCGGCCTGCAGGAGCTGGGCCAAGCGGGCGCAGACTACGTCCACACCCAGGTGAGGCTCGAGGACGATCTCGCGCGCACTAACTCCGACAATCTCAATATTCATGCCAGCACGACTGTCTCGGGGGTTGTAAGCGATTTCAAGTCGCGCCTGGGCAAAGCTGCGCTGGATAACCGACCGGCCGCCGGCAAGGCGATTACGGACGCCATCAACTCCACGCTCGCACAGGCCGACCGACGCACGCGTCGTTATCTCGAGCCCCAGCTGGCGCGGCTTCGCATGTCGGCGGAGAGTGAGATCGCCTCTTACGCCGTCCAGCAGAACCGCGTCTACCAGCAGGAAACGGGCAAGGCGAAGGTCGAGAACTCGTTCCAAATGGCGGTTGCCGCGGATGATCCTGCCCAGCGTGCCGGCTTCATTCAGGAAGTGCGAGAGCAGACCCGCCGCAATCTTGAGCTCGCTGGCATGTCAGATCCTGAGATCGTGCAAGCCGAAGAGCGAAAAGCGGTTTCGGGAACCCACCTAGCCGTCGCCCATCGCTATATGGCGACGAAAGATTTTGAGATGGCCGACGCCTACTACAAGGCCAATCGGGGCGACATGACGGTCGGCGATCAAGCATCGATCGCGGCGGATCTCGCCGGACCGATGCTCAAGCGGTGGGCCGAAGGCAAGTTTGCCGCGCTCACCGCCCTGCCATCGATCGGCCTTGCGCCCGGCAAGGGCGGGAGCGGCAATCCGGTCGCAGACGGCGGCGCGGCGATCAAGGCCCTGTTTCCTGGCGTCAACATTACTTCCACCTACCGTCCTGCCGATCACCCTCTGTCTAAGGCAAACCCTAAATCGTGGCACACCAAGAGCCATGCGGCCGTGGATGTGAAGCCGATCGCCGGCATGACCTTCGACCAGTACGTGAAGCAGGTAGAGGGCGCTGGTTACACTGTACTCGAGGCTATCAATGAGGTCGGCCCCGGCCGGTCGAAACACGCCACCGGCGACCATTGGCATATCGTCCTCGGGCAGGGCGGCGGCGGTGCTCCACCCTCTGCCAGGCGTTGGGATCTCGAATCCGTCACCAGCAACATCTATGCGGCGGCAGAAAAAGAGGGCTGGTCTTTTGAGGAGCGCGAGGCGGTGCTTGGATATGCCAAGGACCGGGTGTCGTTCGACGAGCAGCTCAAGCGACGTGATGAGGAATCTGCCGACCGGTCGGCGAGCGAGTGGGTGCTCAAGCAGGGCGAGCGCTTCACTGACATTTCGCAGATGCCGGCCGGCATCCGCAACGGCCTGTCGCCCGATGCGGCGCGCAGCTATATCGGCGTCGCCAAGTCCAACGCCAAGCCCAAGGAGACGCCGGCGAACGGATCGGTAGCCACCTCGCTCGAGCTGCTGCGCATCCTGGAGCCTGAGAAGTTCGCGGCAACTCCGCTCGGCAAATATGCGGGCGACGTCACCCGCGCCGAGATGCAGGGTCTCCTCGTCGAGCAGGCCAAGATCATCAAGGGCGACCCCGACAAGTCGATCCGGAGCAAGGTGGCGTCGACCATATCCACCTTCGGCGTCGAGGACGGCCTCACGGGCAACAAGGAAGACGTGCGTCGCAAGCGCGTCGCGGTGCAGAAGATCATGGAGAGCGAGGTGCAGGCCCTCACGGGCGGCAAGCGCAATCCGACCGACGACGAGTTGTACAAGGCGTATCAGTCCGCGACCCGGGACATCACCTTCACCGTCAACACGACATTCGCCGGCATCCCGACCGGCCAGGCGCAGCGTTCCAAGCCGCGCTATGAGCTCGGCACCGGTGACATTCCTGAGAATGTTCGCCAGCGCATCGTGTCGGCCTGGACCAAAACCTATGGCTCCGCGCCGACCGATGATCAGCTCGCGGACTCCTACCGCCAGGGCAAGGGGCGTTACTGGTAATGGCAACCGACCCGTACAAGTATCTCGACGCGATGCGGTCGCGCTCGAGCCAGTCAGCCGCGCCCGCCGATCCGTTCGAAGCCTCCCTCGCCGCGCAGCGCGACGATGAGCTCGCCTACAAGATCAAGGTCGCCCGTCCCGACGAGGCGGCGCGTGCCCGAGCTATAGCGGAGGCGCGCGGCGTGCCGGCCGCCGCCGTGGAGAGCAACCTCCCCGCCTTCGAGAAGGAGGCACAGGCCTCGCGAGCGCGGTCGGTGATTGGCCGTCACCCTGTGATCGGACGCTGGTCCGCCAACGCCAACAATGCCGCTATCGCCGCGGACGATTACACTGCGCTCGACCGGCTGGGCGAGGCATTCATGACCCGCGCCGCGCTCGACCGGCAGGATCTGGTACAGAACGGCGGTTTCCTTGATCGCATGGGCGACCTGTTCAAGTCCGGTCTCTACAGCCTCAGCCAAGGCGCCGCTTCCTTCCGCGGCGCGCTGCAGGAATGGTCGGCGAACAACCCCCTGCCGTGGACAAGCAAGCAATCGATCGAGCGCGATCGCGCCGGCGCTGCCATGTCGCGGGCGATGGCACGGACCTATGGCTATGTCGCCTCCGGTCCCGTCGCCGGCGAAACCGACTGGGAGACGGTGAAACGCCGGCCGACCGTCGGCAACGTCCTCTCCTTCGGGCTGGATCAGGGGGTGAAGAGCATCCCGGGCATGGCGCAGGCGGCTCTCGCCACCCCGCTCTATGTGCTCGGCCAGGCCGGGAGCATCGGCCAGACACGCGCGCAGGTGCAAGGCCGCGAGGATGCAACCGCGCAGGATGTTGCCGACGCGACGCCTGCTGCCATTCTAAGCGCGGCGCTCGAGCGCGTGGGCATCCACGGGATATTTGCCGCCGGCGGGCGCACCGCCATCGGCCGCGTCGCCAGTGCGTCCGCGACGGAGGCGACGACGGAGTTTGCACAGAGCATCGTCGAATATATCGGCGGCCATTCCCAGACCGGCACGAAGTTCGACGTCGACGAGATGTTCGACCAGGCGCTCGCCGGGGCGGTGGCGGGCGGTCTGATGGGCGGGGGGCTGCGCGGGTCCGGCGAGGTGGCTGGGCCTGCAGCGCGGCCGATCCGCTCGCTGGTGTCGCGCATCGCCAGCGCTAACCGCGCCATGCACAATGGTCGGTTCATGGACGACATGGCCGCGGCGATCTCGGAATCGAAGACGGCGCAGCGCTCGCCCGATGCCGTCGCCGACCTCGTCCAGCAGCTGGGGCAAGCCAGCGGCGTCGAGGATGTGTTCATCCCCGGCGAGGTCGTTCAGTCCTACATGCAATCAGAGCATTATGCCGGCGACTTCGATCGCTGGCAGACGCAGGTCGACGAGGCGGTCGCGACCGGCGGCGATCTCGTCCTTCCGGTAGGCGAGCTCAGCCGGTTGGCGAATACGCCCGTCTGGGACAGCCTGAAAGACGATATCCGCCTGTCTGCCGGCGGCATGTCGATGCGCGAGGCCCAGACGTTCGATGAGGCGATGGCCGACGTGATGGCCGAGCTATCCGAGCAGGCGGCGCAGGAAGCGGAGCAGGCCCGGGCGGAAGCCGCGCCGCGCGACCGGCTGTTCCAGTCCGTTACCGACAAGCTGATGAACGCGGGCTTCACACCGACCATGGCCCGCCACAATGCCGAGCTGCTCACCCAGCGCGCCGCGACGCGCGCCGCGCGCATGGGTCGGGGACTCGTCGGCGACGAGTATGACGGGCTGCAGGTGCGTCAGGTGCTGCCCGAGCGCATCGCCGCGGCGCAGAAGGCCGACCAGCTCGACGTCACGATCGGCGTCATGAAGGGGCAAAAGGACGCCACCCAGAAGCGTGGCGCGTCGCTGATGGACTTCATCGCCAAGGGTGGCGGCATGGTCGATACCGGCGGCGACTTGAAGGCCATGGGTGCGGATACCTGGCACCGCGGGAAGCCCGGCACGCGCCGTTTCATCCGCGACCAGGGCGAGCTGCTCGAGGATGGCGGGTTCGGCGAGAATGAATATGGTGCCGACGCCTGGGCAATGCGCGCCTGGGAGGCGGGCTATTTCCCCGAGTTCAGTGAGCGGCCAACGGCGAACGATCTGCTCGATGCGATCGCGGAGGGCGTGTCCGGCCGCGATCGATTCCTCGTAGCTCGCGAGACCTCGCTCCGCGATGCCGCGAACGACTTGCGCGCCCTGCTGGAAAATCGCGGGATCGATCCCGACACCGCGTCACGCCAGGAGATCCGCAAGGCGGTCGAGGCCTATGCCGCCGACATGGCGGACATACCGGAGGGCCGCACCCTCCATCAGGACGGTAAGGCCGACCAGCCGCGCGGCCGCATCAGCTTCCCAGGCGGCAAGAGCGCCAATGCCATCATCGACCTGTTTCAGGGGCAGGATCAGTCGACCTTCCTGCACGAGACCGGGCATCTTTGGCTGGAGGAACTTCGGGAAGATGCGGAAAGTAGCGACTATATCCGGCTGTACCGCGGCGAAGGCAGCCTGGAGGCCCCGCGGCAAGGTTATAGCAAAGATGGGATGCTCAACTTCACGACGGATGCCAGCTTGGCTGGGCAGTATGCCGGGCGCAACGTGGGCGGAGAAGTACTCTACATAGACCTGCCCCGCGTCGAGGCGGAGAAGTATCTCGAAGGCCATCTGGCATCTCTGCCGGAATCGGTCGGGCGCGCTGCAAAGCAGTTCACAAATCTTCAAGCGCTTCGCCAGGAACGAATGGCAGAGGGCTACGCGCTCACGCCTACCGACATCACCAAACACATCGATGAGATGGTCCAGTCTCTGCCGAGTCAATCGCCGCAGCAATTGCGTGACGACTGGCAGATCGTGCAGGACTGGTTCGCAGCGAACGGCCATCCCATTGTTGACGGGAAAATCCCCGTCGATGCCCACGAGCTTTGGGCCCGCGGCGTCGAGCGCTACCTGATGGAGGGCAAGGCCCCTTCCCTCGGCCTGCGCCGGCTGTTCCAGACCTTCAAGGCGTGGCTCATCGGCCTCTACAACAGCGTCTCCGCCTTGCGCTCTCCGATCAGCGAGGACGTGCGCGGAGTACTCGATCGCCTGGTCGCTTCGGACGAGGAGCTCGCGGACGCGGTCGCCGCCCAGCATCTCGAGGCCATGTTCCCGGACAAGCCGGAGAATATGACGGTGGACGAATATACCGCCTACCGTCGGCTCGCTTCCGACGCCCGCGGCCAGGCGCAGGACCGGATGCTCGCGGCGGCGATGCGTGCGATCCGCGCTCGGGTCTCGCGGGAGGCGCGTGAACGCGAGGCGATCGTGCGGGCGGAAGTAACGGAGGATATCGACGCCCGGCCGGAGTTCCGCGCCCTGCGTCAGCTGCGCGAGACGCCGCTCGACAGCGACTGGGTGCGCGAGCATTTCGGCGAGGACGCGCCGGCGCAGCTACCCAAGCAGGTGCCCCCGATCCACAAGCCGGGCGGCGGCAATGTCGACGAGATCGCGGAGATGTCAGGCTTCGCCTCCGGCGAGGAGATGGTGCGGGCGCTCATCGGGCTCGAGATCCGGCGCCTGGAGCTGCGCGACCGCGGCGACAAACGTTCGGTCCGCAAGGCGCTGATCGATCAGGACGTCCGCCAGATCATGATGGATCGCTATGGCGACCCGTTCAACGATGGCTCGATCGAAGAGGAGGCGATGGCCGCCGTCCATAGCGACGCTCAAGGCGAAGTGCTGGCGGCGGAGCTGCGCGTGCTCGGCCGGTCGAGCGGCGACAGCCCGACGCCCTATAGCCTTGCGAAGAACTGGGCCTATCGCCAGGTCTATGACAGCCGCGTCTCCGACTCTGTGTCGCGTTCCGCCATCCGCCGCTATGAGCGCGCCGCGGCCAAGGCAGGCAAGGCGGCGCTCGACGCTGTCGTCGCCGGCGACAATGCCGAGGCGTTCCGCCAGAAGCGGTCGCAGCTGCTCAACAACGCGCTCGTCGCCGAAGCCCGCAAGGCCGCTAACCAGATCGACGAGGCCGTCGCCCGGCTCGAGAAATGGGCGAAGCGCAGGACGGTGAAGAGCGTCGACCAGGATTATCTCGAGCGCGCGCAGCTGCTGCTCGAGCAGGTCGAGATGAAGGAACGGTCGCAGCGCTCGATCAAGCGGCAGGAGAGTTTCGAGGCCTGGGCGGCGCAGCGCCAGGCAGAGGGCTATGACGTCGTCGTGCCGCCTTCCTTCGCCGAATCCATCGGCCGGACGCACTGGACGCGCCTGACGGTCGGGCAGCTGCTGGCGCTCAACGATGCCGTCGCGCAGATCATCCATCTCGGCCGGCACAAGCAGTCGCTGCTCGACGGTCAGGAGGAACGCGAATTCGAGGCGGTCGTGCATGAGGCACTCGCCGGCACGGATGGCATGAAGCGCCGGCCGCCATCGGACCTGATGGAGCCTTCGCGCTGGGACGCGATCAAGGGCAAGGTCGAGGCGTTCGACGCCAGCCTGCTCAAAATGGAGACCGTGTTCGACTGGCTCGACGGCGGGCGCAGCGATGGCGTCTTCAACCGCATCGTGTTTCGTCCGCTCGCCGATGCGCAGGCGCGCGAGGCCGACATGCTGCAGGACTATTATGCGCGGATTCGGGCGGAGTTCGGCAAGATCGATCCTAAACAGCTGCGCCGATGGTCGGAGCGCTTCGTAGCGGACGAGCTCATCAACCGCGAGACCGGTAGGCCCTACCAGATGAAGCGCGAACAGCTGATCGCGATCGCGCTCAACATGGGCAACGAGGGCAATGTCCAGCGCCTGACCGACGGCTATGGCTGGCGCGAGACCTCGGTGCGCGCTGTGCTGGACCGCGAGATGACGGCGGCCGACTGGCAGTTCGTCCAGAATATCTGGGACATCATCGACACGCTCTGGCCTGAGATTGCGGCGATGGAGCGGCGCGTCAATGGCGTCGAACCGGACAAGGTCGAGGCCCGGCCGGTCGAGACGCCGCACGGCACTTACCGCGGCGGCTATTATCCCGCGATCTATGACAGCTCGAAGAGCTACGCGGCCGAACAGCATGCGGGGCAGAGTACCGATCTTCTCGACGCCATCTACACGCGCGCGAGCACGCGCGCCTCGTCCACGCGAGAGCGCAGCGAAAAGGTGAAGCGGCCGATCCTGCTGCAGCTCGGCGTCATCAACCGTCACCTGGGCGAAGTGATCCACGATCTGACGCACCGCGAGGCGGTCATGCAGGCGGACAAGTTCCTGCAGACCGAGCGGATCATGCGCGCGGTCGACGAGACCATGGGGCCGGAGATCCGCAAGCAGTTCCGACCCTGGCTCAAATATATCGCGAACAGCTGGGCGATGGAGCGCGCCGGCAATGAAGGCGTGGGCGCGTTCATGCAGAAGCTGCGCTCGAACACCACCGTCGTCGGCATGGGCTTCCGCTTCACGACGATGCTGACCCAGCTCGCGGGCTATTCCAACAGCTTCGAATATGTCGGCGCGAAGTGGGTGTCGGGCGGGATCGCGCAGGCGGCGGCGCACCCGATCGACACGTTCAACTTCGTCATGGAAAAGTCCGACGAGATCCGCAACCGCATGGACACGCTGGACCGCGATATCCGCCTGACGCTCACCGAGATGCAGGGGCGCAAGCAGCTGCTCACCGCGGCCAAGCGGTTCGCCTTCCACGGCATCGGCTATATGGATCGCATGGTGGTCGTGCCGAATTGGATCGGAGCTTACAACAAGGCGCAGGCGGCCGGCATGGACGAGCAGGCAGCGATCTATGCCGCCGACAAGGCCGTGCGCCTGTCGCAGGGGGCGGGCGCACCCAAGGATCTGGCGGCGATCGCACGCGGCACGGGCAAATGGGGCGAGGCGCTCAAGCTGATGACGATGTTCTACAGCTATATGAGCGCCTTCTATCAGCGTGAGCGGACGCTCGGCCGGGACATCATGGCCGCGCGCAAGGTGGGCGACCTGCCGGCGCTGCTGGCGCGAGCGTGGTGGCTGATCGTCGTCCCGCCTCTCCTCTCCCAGATCCTCGCCGGCCGCGGCCCGGAGGAGGACGAGGATTGGGGGGCATGGAGCTTCAAGCAGATGCTGTTCCAGATGCTGGGCCCAATCCCCGGCCTGCGGGATCTGGCGCCGCCGGTGTGGCAGGCGCTCGCGGGGGAGCGGCCGTTCGACTATCAGTTCACGCCCATGCAGCGCGCCTTTCAGGCCGTGGTCGACACGGCTGAGGACGCCCGCAAGATCATTGATGGCGAGGATGCGAGGCGGCCGGTGCGCAATGCGCTGGAAGCGGCGGGTTACTGGACCGGACTCGTGCCCGGCCAAGTCGCCACCTCCGCGCAGTTCCTCGTCGACGTCGGCAATGGCGAGCAGGATCCGGAGACGTTCAGCCAATGGTATGAAGGGCTAACGAAGGGCAAGATCGAGGATGAGTAATCTTCAGTCCGGAAGGGTCAGTCCGAGAGCGCGCTCAATCTCCGGCCGGGAGTGTGTGCCAGACCGCTCAATACCTTTGGCGACGATCAGAAGCAGCACGGCATCAGGCGCGTATCTCAGCGCAGCGACGTTGCTCCTGGCACCATCGCTGAATGGCACATAAAATGCTGTGATACGATCGTGTAAAGGTACGTCCTCTCTGAACCTCAGGCTCTCACAGAAGTAAATCCATTTTTCAGCTGCGACTTTGATTGCTTTGGGCATAGCTTCAATAGCCGCATCGGCCTTTGACTTACGTCTGAAAAAGGACACTTTGCCTCCAGCCAAAATGGGCGAGCCACGCGATATACGCTCTTATGCTTGATAGTTCGTTCCCCGTCGATTCAAGATAGCGCCGAGCGCCTCTAACCCTCTGCCATCCGCTCCGGAGGCAGGCGCATGGCAGTTTCCACGACCGATACCTATTCCGGGCCCTACGAGGCCAACGGGGCGACGGTCGAATTTCCCTTCACGTTCAAGGCGGTGTCGGCCGACGACGTCGCGGTGATCATCCGCACGGCGGACGGCGAGGAATCCTTCGCGCCGACCAGCGATTATTCCGTCTCGCTGGATGTCGTCGGCGGAAGCGCCATATTCTCGACGCCGCCCGACGATGTGCAGATCTATGTCGTGTCGGAGCCCTCGTTTCTTCAGCAAATCGAGTTCGCCAGCGGACAGCCATTCTCGCCTTCGGTCGTGAATGACGTCAACGATCTCGATGTCGTCCGCGCCCTTTACCTCAAGCGCGAAATGGCAAGGACGCCGCGCCTGCCGCTGGGCGGCGGCGTCACCGGCAAATATCCCTACGTCAAAGAGGATGGCACCTTCGGGTGGACGGA